GCTTCACCTAACATAAGTTTACAGGTTGCTAGTGCGTAATCTTTTAACCACTGCCCTGCAAACTGATCTTGCATCAAATTAAAGTCAGGGCGATAATTGTATAACCATAACATAACTTCTTCTTCACCTCGAGGACGCTGCATAATGGTAAGTTTTTTAGTTGTTTTATTAAAAACAAAGTTGATTTCACCACCAAACATTTTACCTACTAATTTCTGATAACTGGCAAAAGCAAAATATGTTGCTAATCCGCCCATATTTGTACTTGTTAGCAAATATGTATTAGAATATGCTAGATTAAATGGTTCAAACAATGTACCGCCATTACCCCCGCCGCTTCTACTGCCGATACTACGACGATATATTTGACGTACATTTGTTACTTCTTGTGGTAAAATGTACTCGTTTTGATCTAATTGTAATGTAAGAAATCCAAAACTTTCCTCAGATGCATTACTGCTTCTTTGTCGAAATTTAGATAATGCCCTATCAATTGCTGTATTGTAGTGTACAGGGTCTAGTTCTACGTCAACCATACCACTACCTAGCATGGCTTTGACATATTCTACAATTTGTTGGCGTTCGTTTTCGTTCTCAGTCATGTTAATATTTAGTCCATAAATACAATACTATGCCAAGACTTTCAATGTACCGCCCTGAAAAGGGTAATGATTTTAAATTTATAGATCGTGTAATTAACGAAGAATTCCAAGTAGGCGGAACTGATGTTTATATACACAAATATCTTGGACCCGTAAATCCCGAAGAAGGAAATAGTACACCTACGCAACCTAATAATTTTAATGCCATCCCCGAACTAGGGATACAAGACGTACTTTTTATGGAAAATAGAGATCGTCATTATGCTCCAGATGTTTATGTTATTCGTGGAATTTATACACTGCAAGACTTAGACTTTAATCTGAGTCAATTTGGACTATTTTTAAACAATGATAATATTATGGTAAATTTTCATCTACGTAGCAGTTTTGATGCTCTAGGTAGAAAAATTATGGCAGGTGATGTAATTGAATTGCCTCATCAGAAAGACGAATATGCGTTAGATGATAGCGTAGTAGCATTAAAAAGATTTTATGTGGTAACAGAAGTTACACGCCCAGCAAGTGGATATAGTGCTACATGGTATCCCCATTTGGTTAGAGCAAAATGTCAACCATTAATAGATAGTCAAGAATTTAAAGAAATTCTTGATGCTGATTCAGGTGCCGAAGACGGTAGTACACTACGAGATTTGCTATCTACATATAAGAAAAATATTGAAATTAATAATCAAATTATACAGCAAGCAGAGTCGGATATTGAAGAAAGTGGATATAAAACTAAACAGTATTATGTTGTTCCTATATCCACAGGAACAAATGCACTATCATCTGTTGCAGATGCATCTATAGACAATGCAGATGTTAGTAGTGATAATACCAATGCATTCCTTGATGCATCTGCTGTATTAAATACACCTGCTCAAAACTACTACATAGGATATCTTACAGGAGACGGAACACCGCCAAACGGAGTACCGTACGGATTTGGATTAGCATTTCCTAAAAATTCACAGTTAGGTGACTTCTTTTTACGTACAGATTATCTACCTAACAGACTTTTTAGATATGACGGATCCCATTGGATAAAATACGAAGATAATGTTAGAATGACTACCAGTATGTTAGGTGATACTCAAACAACTAATCCAATATTGGTAAGACAAAAATTAAAATCAACGTTTGTTAATAATGTTAATACGGCTACCATTGCCGGCGAGGTTGTATTTGAACGTCAAGCACTAAGCAAAATATTAAAACCAAAGGCAGATAACTAAAATGGACTATTTTTATGACGGGCAAATACGTAGATATCTAGCACAATTTATGCAAATAATGAGTAACTATGGTTACAAAGATGCCAAGGGTAATTTAGTTCAGGTACCTACTCGTTATGGCGATATGACTAGGCAAGTTGGTCAGATACTTAAAAAGAATAGTGAAAATACCATGCCCAGTGCACCGTTTATTTCTTGCTATATTAAAGAGTTGGCATTTGAAAGAGAACGTATGCAAGATCCAACATTTATTAGTAAAATTAATGTTACAGAACGTGCATTTGATGAAACAACTCAACAATATCTAAATGTCAAAGGAGGAAACTATACCATAGAACGTATTATGCCTACTCCTTATAAATTAACATTGTCAGCAGATATATGGACTACTAGTAATGATCAAAAATTACAATTATTTGAACAAATTGCTGTTTTCTTTACTCCTAGTTTTGAAATTCAAACTACTGATAATTATGTTGATTGGACCAGTTTAAGTGTAGTAACATTAGATAGTGTTACATGGTCAAGTCGTCAAATTCCACAAGGTGCAACCGATGACATAGATATAATGACTATGACTTTTCACACTCCTATATGGATCACACCTCCTGCAAAAGTTAAAAAATTAGGTGTTATTACTAAAATTATATCTAATATTTTTTCTTCAAGTGTGCAAGGAACAATTGCTTCTTCATATGATATTGCTGGTGCGGCAGATGTATTTTCTGACACATCACCGGATGCAACCACAATTGTATCTCCTGGTAATTATAACTTATTGATACTTAACAATACAGCAAGATTAATCAATCCAAATGGGCTTGGTGAAAACATAGATGTTACATCGCCAACTAATACAGCGTCCTGGAGAAAAATATTAGATGTATATCCTGGAAAATTTAGAGCAGGTATAAGTGAATTACGATTTGCACAACTCGACTATAACGAAATTATAGCCACTATAAGCCTTGATCCCAATGATGAATTTTCAATGGCTCTTCATATAAATCAAGAAACTATTCCTACTAATACAGTTATTACCAGTGCCTATAATCCTGGAGGTAGAGGTACAGTAGATGCTGTTATAAATCCTGAGACATTTAATCCCTCAGGGGTAGCAACAGGTACAAGATATTTAATATTAGAAAATATTCACAGCACAGTTGAAGATGGTCCAATAGCATGGTTGCAAGATAATGGTGACGGATTTAGTGCTAGTGCTAATGATATTATAGAATGGGATGGTGCAGCATGGAATGTGATTTTCAGTTCTGCAAATGTTAACAATGTTGTCTACATAACTAATGCATATACAAATACACAATATAGGTGGGACAATGCAGCATGGAATAAAAGTTATGAGGGTGTCTACGACGCAACATTATGGAGAATGATACTGTAAATCAAGTAATATGTAGTGGTGGATTGTTTTTAGCAAAAGATACCAAACGATTTTTACTTTTATCTAGAACTAAAACCAATACCGCAGGTACATGGGGATTAGTTGGTGGTAGAAAAGAACCATCAGATAGCACACCATTTGATGCACTTACACGAGAAATACAAGAAGAAGTTGGCAAAACTCCTTCTATTAAAAAAGTAATTCCTTTAGAATTATTTGTCAGCAATGATCAACAATTTCAATATAACACATATGTATTAGTTGTTGACCGAGAGTTTATTCCATCTTTAAATGATGAGCACGATGGATATGCGTGGGTTAGTTATGACCAATGGCCTAAACCATTGCATAGAGGTGTGAAGAATTCTTTCACTAGCAAGATTATTCGTGCTAAGATAGAATTATTGTTGGAATTGCTTTAATAAATCTGGGCCAAATGCCCACATTCCAAGATGTCTTAATTCTTGGCTTAATACGGTATCAACTTTAACGGTTCTACCTGTAGAAGCAATCTTTTGACATAGTACCATATCTTCTCCCAAATGATCGTTTGTTTCAGGAGTCCATTGAAATTCAAACCAAGGTTTAGGAATGTCTTTAAAAATTTTAGTTTTCATCAACATACAACCCATTCCTATTCCTTCAACAGGAATTAGTTTATCTTGTATATCAAAACTTAAAGGATTATGCCAATCCCAAATTTTTTCATAGGCAACACCTTTGGCAGGAAGTTGCCGTCTGACATAATTTGCTGCTACAACATCTTCATTATGTGACATTAGTCTTACTGCTGTGGTAGAAGGAAAAGTCATATCACTATCTAACCACAGTATATATTCTGCATCGAGTTCTACAGCCATGGTGGCTAATCTTTCTCTCTGTGTCAATAAAACAGTACTAGAATCCATAAACACCTGTGTATCTATGTTATTCATAGTATTAAATTTGACCAATTCAAGTAAACACATAGCATGTGCTGAATGCAGTGTTTCTCTGCACGGTATGCATATTGCTAATTTACTTTTTTTTATTGACCAACTACTTGATGAGAATACTGATTTTGTTTTCATGCGCCTGCAACATCTTGACTAAGTGATTCACCTTTGATTACTAATCCAGAAATGGTGTTTAGTAAATCTTGTGTACGTTTAGCACATAGTATAAAGTCATTAGGGCTGAGTTTGCAAGAGGTATCTAGTGTTTCAATGTCCACTCTACCTTTAGTTAGCACTTCTAACGCACTTTTTTTTGCCAAATTCTCAATAAATGCATCGTGTGCTTCTTCGTCGGATTGTTGAATTAACTCATCAACGTCACTTTCATCTATTTCATCTAATAATTCTAAAAGATGATCTAGTTCTAATTTTTCAATAAGTGCAGGTTTTTTAATTGACTGTAATTCTTGTATTCTAGATAAAAATGCTGCTAATGAATTTGGATTAGACATTCTATCATGCCAAATAATAGTATCTAATTCCCATCTGCTGGGTCCTACTTTAATACTGGATAATATATTTTTAATTTGTTCTGGTTTCATAATCTTTATGTGTAAGGAGTTGTTTTTCCGCCAAAAGTTGCTGACACTTTAATTAGTGTTCCGGCAGTTTGCCCAATTCCATATGCAGGGTTATTACCTAATACAGCACTAAGTTTAATATTCTTGCCGCCGCCCGGAGCATCTGGAACTACACCGGGAGTGTTATTCGTAAAAGCCCTATTAACTTGGCCAAATGCTATTTGACTTCCTGTTGCTGGTAATATTGCCATTATTTTCTTCTGCCTTTTATTTATTTACTACTTTTTTAGTAAGTTTAGAATCTGATTTATTTTATTAAATTTTTATCCAAACATATTGGTCAGTGCCCATAACTTTTTGCAGTACTATTTTGTTATTTAACCAACTATCATATTGTTTTGCCAAAGGATGATCCAATGATTGTTGTCCCAGGGCGTGGCCAATCATTGGTAATCCGGGAACAAGTTTATCTATTAAACCAGCATGATCACGTAACAAATTAAATAGTGTTTGTGTTTCGAGAGGAGTTAATTTTCCAATTGCTTCAGTGATTGTTTGTGTGTTGTACATTTTGTTTTCTCTCAATTAATCTACCCAGTTCGGCAACAAGTTTGAACATTACAAACACTGGAATTAACATTAGGCCTTTGAAAAATCCTGCCGGTTTCTTGCTAGGACCAAACCATCGTTGCCATACACCTACTGCTTTACAGATAGGAAGACCAACGGACATAATCATACGTCCGGGTAGATTGCTTTTTTCTAGTTTGCCCATATGATAAGCTAATTCTTCTGCCCAAGGTGTAGCAATGTCTTGTGCCCAAGTGATTGACCACTTTTGAACAGCAACACTAAATTCTTCGTCAGTCATCCAGGGTATCATCTTGGGTCCACGGCCATCCATCCATTCAACTACAATTTTTGCACAAGCAATATATCCATTGTACATGTCAGGGCGTTCTTTTACCAGTTTGACACCAAATGCTTGATCTGCTTCATAAATGTTTTTGCCTATAAGTCCAAGTTCGTACAATTTGGTACAGATAATTTTCCCGCCAAAGCCGCCGCCACCACTGATAACATCAACAGTATCACTGTAATAATTAAACGGAGCAATTCGGCCTCCAAACGATGCAGATAGACTAACTTGTAGTCCAGAACTAATTCCAATTTGAGTACCCTGCGTGACTAAACTATTGTTTGCAGTACCGTAGACTTGATTAAAGTATGCTTTATTAACTCTACCTAATGATATTAGAGAGCCCGTTACTGGTAGTACTGATGTTGCCATGATTTATTTATTAGTCAAATTTTGTAGTATTTGATTATTGTGTTTATAATTTTAAATATGTCTCAATATTTTTTATTTTAATATCTAATTCTTTAATTGCTTCAACTAATAATCCGGTCATTTTTTCGTATGCAACGGCTTTGGTACCATCTTCTCTAGTGCCAACTACTTCTGGAAGAACTGTTTCTACTTCTTGTGCAATGATACCAGTATCGTGTTTACGAACAAAATATCCGTCTTCTCCACCTCTACTATTGATATAGTCTTGTTTCCAATCAAACATAACACCGTTGAGCAATCTAATTTTAGTTAACGCACCAGTAATGTTTTGAATATTTTCTTTTAATTTTTGATCCGATGTATAGTATCCAGTAATATTATTAGTTGCTCTAATCTCACCTGCTACAGTTGATGCAGCAGTACCTACTCCTAATGAGTTAACTTGAACATCGGCGTTAGTAGGAATCTGGGCAATTGAACCAGTATAACCCACAGATCCCCAAAACCCATTAGTGCCATTAGTGGCCGCTGAACCGGTATAACCCACAGATCCCCAAAACCCATTAGTGCCATTAGTGGCTGCTGAACCAGTATAACCTTTTGACCCCCAAAACCCATTAGTGCCATTAGTGGCCGCTGAACCAGTATAACCCACAGATCCCCAAAACCCATTAGTGCCATTAGTGGCTGCTGAACCAGTATAACCCACAGACCCCCAAAACCCATTAGTGCCATTAGTGGCTGCTGAACCAGTAAATCCTACACTACCCCAGTATCCAGTATTTCCAACGCTACCTGTATAACCACTGGCGGTACTAGCACTACCAGTGAAACCTACAGTACCAGTACTACCTGTATAGCCTAGACTACCAGTAAATCCAACACTACCCCAGTATCCAGTATTTCCAAAAGATCCCCAATATCCTGTAGCGGTACTAGCACTACCAGTAAAGCCTATTGTACCAGTTGAACCAGTATAGCCTGTAAGGGTACTAGCACTGCCGGTAAATCCAGTAGCGGTACTAGCACTACCAGTATAACCTCGACTACCTGTAAATCCAACAGATCCTGTATAACCTTGAGTTCCTGTGCTGCCAGTAAATCCAACACTACCCCAATATCCTGATACTGTGGCAGGTACGCGAGTCCATGATTGATTTGTAGAATCGTAGATATACCTAATACCATTTAGTACTGTGGTAGATCCATTTAACGGTGATAGTGGAAAACTCATTTTATTTTTTCTTCTAATATTTCGATTCGTTTATTTAATTTATCAATTATTACTTGCTGTTCTTTTATTGTTTCAATTAATAAAGGAACTATTTTCTCGTATTTAACTGCTTTGAAGCCATCGTCCCTAGTGGCTACAATTTCTGGTAAAATTTCTTCAACTTCTTGTGCTATGACGCCAATATCATGTTTGCGTACAAAGTATCCATCTTCTCCACCGCGACTTGCTATATGTTCATCAGTCCAATCAAAATATACTCCACGAATTTGCTCCAACATTTTAATAGGATCTTTAATAGGTGTAATATTTTCTTTTAATCTAGCATCAGAACTATAGTATGCTGTAATTTCATTTGATGCACGTATTTCACCTGAGGTACCACTTGCATTGGTACCAACACCTAAACTTTTAAAATACCCGGGATCTGCAACTTGTGTAGATGTTACTGTTCCAAATGCAGCTGTTTGGTAACTAATTGCCCAACCACTACTCCATGAACTTGCTGTATAGTTAGAATAACCTGCTTGGAAATCTGTTACAAATACATTAGGGTATGACCAAACTGTAGCAAGTTCTCCAACATAGATGCAGAAATTTGTGCCATCATGTCCAAATCTTACATTTAGTGCTGATCTATTTTGAGTAGTCATATTGGCAAATGTATTATACCAAGTAGGACCTTCGTAGGTATAGCCTCCACAATATATATCAAAAGATTGTCCATCGTATGTATATACACTTAGACGGAATTTTAACATTGTATTGCCAGGAGCAACCTGAGGTAATTTAATTTTAATGGCGCCGGTTACCGCAGAGGTACTTATCCAATTAGCAGCGCCACCAGGATTTACTAATCTTAAAGGATTGTTGGTTCCGGATTGATCAGCAAGTCCCTGTGTTGCCATTATTCCGCCACCCATAACTACGTTACCACCAACATATAAATCTTTTCCAACTCCAACGCCACCGGTAACTATTAATGCTCCGGTGGTAGTTGATATACTGCTATTAGTGCTGGCAACTTGTACATAACCTTGACTACCGGTACCTGCTGATGTACCGCCTGTTAAAATAATATTACCGCCTGCATTGTTAGAGCCGCTTACTGTAGCAGCACCACCGGTTATATTAACACTTCCCCCGTTTCCGGCAGTGGTAGATTGTCCAATACCACCTGTGATATTAACAGGACCGCCCTGGCCAGCAGTAGTGTAACCGGTAGCGCCTGTAATATTGATAGATTTAGTGTTACCGTTAGATGCTCCAGGTATACTTATTGTTAAATTGCCACTAGGCGTACCATTAATTGTTCCACCTATCCATAAATTTCCACCAATACCAACTCCACCGGTAACTATTAATGCTCCGGTGGTGGTTGAAGTTGCATTTATATTTGAGGTATGTGTTACTACACCGGTACTTGGATTAATTGTTAAAGTACCTGTTGTATATATACTCATGGCAGTTGGACTTGCATTGTTAGCATTTACAAATGTTGGATAATAGGTAGCATTAGTTGCTGTTCCTACCGTTGGCATTAACTGATTAGTACTGCCTGTATATCCAACACTACCCCAATATCCACTATTTCCAAATGATCCCCAGTAGCCTGCACTACCTGTATAACCAGTAGCGGTACTAGCACTGCCAACATATCCAATGCCAATACTACCAGTATATCCAACACTACCCCAATAGCCAACACTACCCCAATATCCTTGTATACCCTGTGTACCTGTACTACCTGTATATCCTTGGCTACCTGTATAACCAGTAGCGGTACTGGCACTACCAACATATCCACTACTACCGGTAAAACCCACTGTGCCTGTTGAACCAGTATAACCAAATGATCCATAATATCCACTTGAAGTTATAGCAGAGCCGGCAATGTCTAACCATACCGACATAGCTCCATCGGATGTATAACGATAAAGAGTATCAGTTAAAGTATTATACCATATGTCTCCAACTGTAGGGCTAATTGGTGCTGTTGATGTACTAGACGTTCTAATACTTCCTCCAGTTACGGTACCTTGAATATTAACATTACCACCAATGCCAACACCACCTGACACTATAAATGCTCCTGAGTTAGTTGATGTTGATGAAACAGTGTTTGTTATTATTATTTTATTAGTGGTAGAGTTTCCTCTGTTGGTAATACTTTGTAAAGTACTAGTATTCCATATATTAATTGAGCCTGTACTGGTGTTAATTGCAGTATCTGTACCTACTGTAATAGTTGTTTGATTTGCATATTGATTAATTGAAGCAGTGGTAATTGCTCGTTGCCCTTGTATATATATGTCTCCACCAATCCATACATCCCTACCAATACCTATACCACCTCTAACAATCAATGCACCTGTTGTAGTTGACGTACTATTAGTGTTGTTTAATATAGTGAATATATTGTTTGTGCCTGTGCCATTTGCATCAATAACTTGACCACCTGCACCATATATTTTTCCACCAATATATAAATCTCCGCCAATACCCGCTCCACCTATTACCTGTAACGCACCTGTTGCAGTTGATGTACTAATTGAGGTGTTTAATATTTTAACATCACCGGTGGCACCATCAATTCTAATTCTAGTACCGTTATTGGTGCCAGTGGGACCCCACCCATTTGTAGCATAACTTGATAGATCAAAATGATAACCTGCCAAACTATTAAAAATTCTTAAATTAGTTCCTGTATATGCATATGTTTTTATAGTGGCAGCATCACCTGATAAATTACGTCCTAATATAATATTAGAAGTTACAGTGGTAGTAAGTTCAGAATAACCAAAAATTAAGTTAGTATTGCTGTTTACAACATTAATATTTCCACCGCCTAGCCATAAATTACCACCTATACCAACACCACCAATTACTTGTAATGCACCGGAGGTAGTTGATGTAGCAGAAGTGCTGGTATTAATGAACAGTTGTGAATCAACTGTACCGGTTCCGTATATTCTTGTTCCAGATAAAAGTTTTGCCATAGTATAATATTTACCTGAATGTGAAGTTAGAGGGTTTTACAAATTTGCAATCAAAATCTCCAACACAATAAAGTGTAAAAATAATAATAAAACTATTGAAAACTTATTTTAGGATTAATTTAACTTCTGACCTAATGCGCTTGCTGGTAATGTATTTGAATTTGGATTACCTAATTGTGCTTGTGCTTGTTTTTGTATTTCTGTAAAAGTTTCAATACCCATTTCAATTGGTAATTTAGCCACACCCGACAATACTGCATTAAGTTGATTAATATCTAATTTTAATGTAACTGTTTGTTTTTGTTCGTTCACGATGTTCTCCTATTATGTACATTGTTAACGATATTTATACAGGGGCAGGTTCTGGAGGAATATAAGCGGTTCCTGTTGACCACGGGAACGATGTGGGATGAATTTCAGCAATTACAGTTTTCTTTGCTTCAATTTCTTTGGCAATTTGCTCATTAACGTGTCTTTCATAGTCGCCTACTACTACAGGTTTAATCCATTCTAATACAATTTCTTCTGAAAGAGAATCGTATGAAATAAAATTATCAGGGTTAACTTTATCAGGATCAAACGGTGTTGCACCAACAAATCTTCCAGTATTTCCATGTTCATCGGTACCTATTTTTTCCCAATGAGTTTGAAAAATAATATTTGAAAGCATATTACTACTTTCTGCTTTTTTGAAACTTATTAGTTTCCATGTATATGTTATTGACATTTTATTTCCTAAAATATTATCTATATTTATTTTTTTAACAACTGCTCTATTAATGATTCTAATTTTGAAATCTTTTCATTTTGTTGTTCAATCATTTCTTGCTGATCTTTTATACCTTCAATTAAAAGTGGTACAATTTTTTCAAGTTTAACAGTTAGATAGTTTTCACCCGATCTAGATGTTCCCATTTTTTCATCAAGATATGATTGCTCATAATCCATGTTAGGATCCGGTGCCCAACAATCAAATGGTGCTGAACCAACTGCTTGTGGTAATACATTTTGAATTTCTTGAGCAATAACGCCTAAATCGTTATATTTTTGTTCAGGTATAAATCCAACTGTGTCGGCTTTATCATTCCAGTCAAAAGTAACACCGCGTATCTTTTTAATCTTATCAATAGCATTAGGAATGCTGACAATATTTTCTTTAAGACGTATATCAGAAGCATAGGCTATTACATCATAAATCACACGGAGAGTACCACCCATTAAACAATCATTGTTACTTAAATTCCAATAAACAGGCCAGTTACCAGAACCAACTACTGACCATGATGTGGTATCAACTCCGCCTCGTAAAACATAAAATAGATTGCTGTTGTTGTGCAACATTGCACTCATCTCATCGGTATCTTGAAAGTGTATAGTTGGAGAACCACCTCTTATTGTAATACTGTTACCCCAAAATTTTGCCGTAGAAAATGATGATGCACCATTTGGATCACAATAGTAGCCAGTATCATTAGTGTCGTAGAATATTGGACTACGGACACTTTGATCAGAATACCATTCTCCTCCATCTCCACAATAAGACCCCCAACCATTACTATCATTTAAGAAACCAATACGGTTACTGTTACAATGCATACGACGAGTACCCTCGTCTGAATCATAGAAGTATATGTTAGAACTAGTTTGTCCTTGCCCAACAGTAATATCACCAACAACTAGTAGGGTGCTTAGTTGACTAGTGCTATTTGGATCACAATAATAACCGGTATTGTTATAATCGTAGAATATAGTACCTCTTACATCCGACGATGCTACTATGTTACTACTCATTGATGAAGCAAATCCGCCATTAATTAAACATAGTAATCCGTGGCTTGCTAAATTAGCAGCAGCACCACCCGCACTAGGATAACTCCATGCTAGTCCATATAAATTACCTGTGGTAGTACCATCAACTGCTAGAGCCCAACTTGTTCCCATTGACCAAACGCCTTGGAAACGTGTTGATGAATACGTACCCATAACACTATAACCGTAATTGGCATCTATTAAAACATTACCATTGGATCTTAGATATGAGGCAGCGGTTAAACTATATACATATGAGTTGTTATTTGGATCAACATAATAAGCAGTATTGTCACTATCGTAGTAGACACTTGCATACATGTTGCCGCTAGAGTTGACTCCTATTAGAGGCACTTTATACCAACTACCAGGAGTTCCACCCCATGTACCTCTAATATATGTTAACCCAGGAGTACCGGCACCCATGGTCAACTGCCAACCGTATCGATTGGTTCCGTTGGCATAATGCAAGGACTGGACAGTAGTCCAGTGGTTAGTTCCAGCAGGTTGGTTACCTGGATTACCCCATGAATCTGTAAAACCAGATCCCCAATCAAGCATAGTATTAAAGTCTGTGGTACTCCATCCCATTGCACCGATCCAATAACTAGTATCGGTGGTGTTATCGTTACGTGCTGTATTATATCTTCCAGTTAATCCAAGACGCATCTTACTAAACGCTGTAAACCCATTGTTGTTAGTGTCATATGCACCGGCAAGATTGGCATAATAAGCAGGATCATCTGAATCATAAAAGATTGGCGCACGAACAGAAGCACTTCCATAGGTAATATTGGCTACAAAATTTTCATAGCCTGTACCAGGGTTATTAAGAATTGTGATTCTGCCGCCGCTCTCAATACCAATCTGTGATGCAACAACGCCACCCCAATGGAATGCTAAACGTGGTGCCAAATAAGTGCTGCCGCCATATTGACTTTCTCGTAGTTCTAGTCCTGCTACCGAATACGATGTAGAACCGTTGTCTGAACTTGCAACTTCGGTATTTCCGTAAAGTTGTAGAATTTGAACACGATTAAGATTGGATGTAGCATTTGGATCAACATAATAATTAATATTGTCGCTATCATAATAAATTGGTGCATACCAATTTTTTCTCCAGCCCGCATTATTACTGCCTAACAGTTGTTCTAGGTTAGGTTCATTACCATTGATTTCATAAAAACCAGGTCCCCACCAATCTAAACTGGCTGCTGCATCTGTAGAATAATATAGATATGTTCTATGTGTTTGTTGGCTGGCACCATTGGCCATTTTGTAATCTGTATAGGCAACAATCTTCTCTCCAGTATCCATGCGATATAGACCACCCCGTGAAGTATTAGAGGTATTACTATCACCGTATGCTTGTACAAATCCAATACTTACACACCATATATCTTGTGGTAAAGTACTGATACCAAACGAACTAAAATAAGGATTGGTATTAGCACTACCGTTTAAATTAAGTGTATAGCCATTGGTGTCACAACCGTGGTAAAATTGGCCGCTGGTATTAGTTCCGTTACGTCTGACATAGACAACATGCATATAACTCTTAAGATGACTTATACCTGTGATAGTTTTGTTCCAACCACCATCATCATTACTAGCAGCATCGTTGTTACGTGCGCCCCATATTACTGCTCTTCTACCAAATGGATCAGTACCATATGTTATGATATTTTCCGAACTAGTACCATTTAGAGTAAAGTTTCCGCCATAATATCCAATTTGATCTCCAGTGGTGCCAGCAATCCATCCTATACTTGTAGCATAGTTAATTGTGCCACCTAAAGTTGATCCAGCAACAAAAGTAGCAGTATTAATCCAGGTAGGAGGTGCATTACCATTACTTTGTAATATTTGTCCAGCACTACCATAATTGCTAGCACCATTAAATGCAATGGCACCATTAGTATTAATACGCAAACGCTCTGTACCTTCGGTATAAAACTTCCATGCAGCAGAGCCAGCAGCACCATCATATAGGGCAAGGTTAACAGAGGTATTGTTTCTTAGAGCCTTTAATTCAAATCCACCAGTTTCAGAACCTGCCAATCCTTGTGATATTCCAAAACCTATTTGTAAATAATTTGTTTTTGCGGATGCCGAGTTGTTTGCGCTTAAAGTTATAGGGTAATGAAGCCCAGCGGCGCTACTAGTAAATATATCCAATTTAGACGCTGGCGAAGTAGCACCTATCCCTAGGTTACCGTTACCATCAATACGCATACGTTCTGAAACGCTATTTGCATTTGCTGTAGTAGTTCCGGAACCAAAACTTATACCACCGTTATTAATACCTGCACTAGTACCATTAAACTGAATGTATCCCATCCAGGTAGAGTCAACTTTTTGTTGTAATCTCCAACCAGCATATTGCCAATCTGATCCAGCAGTACCACGCACATTACTAATTTCTAAGTAATCATTATTGGTTGTAGTAACATTAAATCGATGTGAAACAATTTGAGTACCAGCACCAGTGCCCAACGAACCAGAATTTGTTAATAAGGTTGTACCATCCCATGTTAATGTGCTACTACCGGTTAATACATTACCAGCAGAACCAAATCCAACATAAGTACTGGTTAGTGAAGCACTATTATTTGAAGCAGCAGTAACTGGTGGATATGCAACTTGTACGGTTGGTGTTATAGTACCAAAACTTGTGGGTTCAAAAGTAATTACCCATCCGCTACTCCAGATACCCACTGAATAGTTAGAATATCCTGCTTGGAAATCTGTTACAAATATGTTAGCATATGCCCAAACAGTGGCAAGTTCTCCTACATATACACAGAAATTTGAACCATCATACCCAAATCTTACATTTAATGCCGGGCGGCTTTGTGTGCCCATGTATGCAAATGTATTAATCCACGATGGTCCAGTCCAGGTATAACCACCACAATAGATATCAAAAGATTGTCCGTCATATGTGTATACACTTAGACGGAATTTTAACATTGTACTAGGAGAACTAACACTTTGAGGTAATTTAATTTTAATGGCACCGGTATCGCTGGCGTTACCTTTCCATAAAGATGCGCCACCGGGACTTATTAATCGTAAAGGATTGTTAGTTCCAGATTGATCGGCAAAACCTTGTGTTGCTATTATACCACCAACAACATCTAACTTAGCAACAGGTGTAGTTTGATTAATACCTACACTACCGGTAGAAGTAATACGTATACCACTAGTTCCACTAGCCCATGGTGCTATAATAAATGCTCCGGTATTCTGGGTGCCATTAGTAAATATAATTCCAGTATCACCTGCTTGAGTAATACCATTGTTTGCACCACTACTCATATTTGGTCTTATGTGTAGATACTGAGACCCTTGTATAATTGCAACTCCGTCTGTACCTTGTGCGTCTGTAGTAACTTGTAATTTATTAGTCCCAACAGATCCACCAATACCCACACTACCTGTACGTGGATTAATTGCAAAACTGCTAGTTGTATAAACTGTTTCGGCAGTTTCACTGGCATTATTTGAATCAACAAATGTCAAGTAATGTGAAGCATTAGTTGTAGTTGCCAGTGTTTGTACTTTTCCTGAACTTATTGTACCACCGCTGACCCAAGTAGGAGCAGCATTACCGTTACTCTGTAAAAACTGTCCTGAAGATCCATATGCTGTTCCGCTTGCACCAAAACTTATACCACCGCTGGCAGTAATACGCATTTTTTCTGATGTACCATAAATTCCATTAACACCAAATGCCATAAAATTGTTGGTATTGTCATAATATATTCTACCAACTTCTGTTCCAACATTAGAAAATACTACAGAAGAACTCCTTGTTGAATATCCGTCGAGTTGTATATAACCGTTTCTATTTGTAGATGAAACTAAAATACCGGCATTATCCGATTCTGTTCCTAAATTTGTACTATTAACAATATGTAATTTCACTGTTGGAGAAATTATACCTATTCCTACATTACCTGTTTGAGCATTAAATCCAAATGTACTTGTGCTTGTACTAATAGTTGCTAATTGTGCAGTTCTAGCAGCAGCAACTCCTACTACATAATTAAAAGAAGTTCCAGTAGAAGCAGTAAGATTTATAGGAGCAAATGAAACATTTGGATTTACCCAACTAGGTGCTTGCCCTGTACCATTGGTTTGTAATATATATCCCGATGTACTTACTGCTAACAATGCTGTAGTGCTGGTAGTTGATTGGTATACTAGTGTACCAGTTGAACCGCCAATTATATTAGATGCATATCCTACCTGTATACTTGATGTGTTGGTAAAAACTGGACCAGTTCCACTAGCACCAGCACTGACTAATAATTGTCCTGCTGTGCCTGCGCCAAAGAATCCAGTAGAATTAGGTGCAGTTTGAAATGGTATTTGTCCCGCAGTACCTTGTCTTAGATTAGATGCAGTGGTAACACTTCCTACTACCGTGGCATTAATTATACCACCAACATACAAATTACCACCAATACCAACTCCGCCTATTACCTGTAACGCACCTGTATTAGTTGTTGTTGCATTAGATTGATTTAATATATTAACATCACCAGTATCACCATCAATTCTAATTCTAGTACCGTTATCGGTGCCAGTAGGTCCCCATCCATTTGTGGCATAACTGGCTAGGTCAAAATGATAACCTGCTACACTGTTAAATATTCTTAAATTTGTACTGGCGCCAGCATACGTTTTTATAGTGGCAGCATCACCTGCTAAACTACGTCCTAATATAATATTGGTAGTACCTGTTGAAGTTAGGTTACTCTCTCCCATTATCAGATTAGTTGACGATTTTACAATATTAACATTGCCACCACCCAACCACAAATCTCCACCTATACCTGCACCGCCAATTACTTGTAATGCCCCAGTGATAGTTGATGTAGCAGAATTGCTTCCACTAACAAATAGTTGAGAATCAACTGTACTTGTTCCGTATATTCTTGTTCCTGATAATAGTTTTGCCATAGTATGATATTTACTTAAATTTTAAACAGGGTTATTAACTTCATTAAAACTGTTTGACACTAAAATTGTTCCAGTATTTGTTTCACGTTTAGCAACACTATTTCCATACATAGAAACTTCGTCAAATTGTGCAGCATAATAAGTTGTGGTAGTTAACCTTATTGTTGAGGTAGTAACTTCATCAAATTGTCCACTGATAAACAATGTACCCGATGAAGTCAAACGTGATGCTACGGTAGGCATTATCCAAACACCGTATCTAAACTATTAGTAGTAGTATTGTAATATTGATAAACCACACTAATATTACTTGTGTTAACAAATCCTACTCTGTTTCCAACATATACACTACCGCCAATACCAACGCCACCTTTTACTTGTAATGCACCTGTTGTGGTGCTTGTTGAATTTGTAGTTCCTGCTAATGTTAAAGTATTGTTATATGTAGGAGCACTTGTTCCATTGCTGACTAACACATTGCCAACGGTGCCAGTATTAATAAAACTTGTTACACCTGGGCCAGTTTGATATGGAATTTGTCCAGCAGTTCCGTTGGCTAAGTTAGTTGCAGTTGTAGCAGTACCTGCACTCAGTCCAGCAAGACTAGTCCAAACTGGTGCAGCATTTCCGGCACTGACTAATATTTGTCCAGATACTCCATAATCAGTACCACTTGCACCAAAACTTATACCGCCGGCAGAAGTAATACGTAAACGTTCTACCCCATTGGTAAAAATACCAACCGGGTATGCGCCGTCACTAAAAATTGCTCTACCATATGCGCCACTGATGCTACCAAAATAATTCCCACCAATTGAATCGTCTATACCAAAGTGGAAATTGCCACCAAGATTGTTAGCGGTATAACCAACATAATTAGTACCCGATGTAGACCTTAAATAAACTCTACCAAGTGTAGCAGATATTTGTAGTGGATGCACAGGATTCATAACACCAATACCTACATTACCATTAGAGTCAATTGCCATCCTATCGGTACTTGTAGTACCAAATATCATAGTACTGGCGGTTGTAACCTGTATATATCCAGTTTGTGTTGTACTATTATTAGTAGTCCACTGTAAATAAGCACCTGATGTATTTGCAGCATCTTGACGTAATACAACAGCACCAGTTTGTCCATTTGCCGGACTAGTAAATCTACCTGTTCCAGTTACACTTATTTCTCTTGTTCCAGGATTAATTGAAAAAGTACTAGAGGTATAAACACGCATAGCACTTGAACTAGCATTATTTGCATTTACAAACGTTGGATAAAAAACAGCCAACGTTGCGGTTGATATAGTTTGTACCTGTAATGAACTACCAGCGGCTAGTCCAGATGGTGTTACCCAACTAGGTGCTTGTCCTGTACCATTAGTTTGCAATACGTAACCTGCGGTACCTACATCTAACAATGCAGTAGTGCTGGTATTTGATTGGTATACTAGTGTACCAGTTGAACCGCCCATTACATTAGTTGCATATCCTACCTGTATACTTGATGTATTGGTAAACACAGGACCAGTTGATGTAGCACCTGCACTAACTAAAAGTTGACCTACTGTGCCGGTTCCAACAAATGCAGTGGCGCTTAAACCTGACTGAAATACTAGTTGTCCAATAGTTCCGTTAACAATATTTGCAGAATATCCAACAATAATACTTGCTGTATTTGTAAACACAGGTCCAGTTGACGTAGTTCCTGCACTAAC